GGTAAAGCAACCGTTACACCTGAACCAGACTTCAAGAAAGTAATTGGTAAACCTGTATTCAAGAAGAAAATTAACTTGCCTTTAGCATCTGATGTTGCTAGGGCAAGTTTGTATTTAAAGAATAGAAAACTTGATCCGACTAAGTTTTATTATACTGATAAGTTTAAACATTTCTGTAATACTTTCAAGCCAACATTTGATAATATTCTTTACGATCATCCTCGTATAGTCATACCAATGTATAATGAAAATAAGACTCTTATAGGATTCCAAGGACGGGCATTAGATGGCAAGCAACAACCTAAATATCTCACTATAATGCTTGTGGACAACCACCCTAAAGTGTACGGTCTAGAACAAATAGATAGGACTAAGAAAGTTTATGTCACCGAAGGACCATTTGATTCCACGTTCATTGATAATTCCATTGCTATGTGCGGTAGTGACGTGGATCTTAGCAATTACGATTTTGACTTTACCTACATCTACGATAACGAACCCAGGAACAGGGAGATCGTCTCTAAAATTGCTAAGACCATCTCGTTGAATAAGGAAGTGGTCATCTTCCCGTCAGAGATTCGTGAAAAAGATGTCAATGATATGTACATTGCTGGACATAACGTCATGGAACTGGTAAAATTGAATACATTCAATGGATTGAAAGCTAAATTGAAACTACAAACTTGGAAAAAGGTATGAGCAACGGAACGTCAGTTAGAAAAAGAAATGGTTCAATAGAACCATTGAATCTAGAAAAGATGCACGTCATGGTTGATCGTGCATGTGATGGACTCGCTAACGTATCTTCTTCACAAGTTGAAATTCAATCTGGACTTCAACTATTTGATGGAATCAGCACTGCTGAGATTCAAAGTATCTTAATCAAGTCTGCTTCAGACCTAATTGATTTGGATCATCCCAACTATCAGTTCGTTGCTGCTCGTTTATTACTCTTCTCTTTGAAGAAGAGTTTATATGGTAGGTTGGAACAGATTCCACCATTGTCAGAACATATTGATTCTTGTATTGAGAGGGGTGTATATGCCCCTACAGTACGTGATAAGTATTCTGATGAGGAAATATCTCTTCTCAATGATTCCATCGATCACACAAGGGATTATCTGTTTACATATGCAGGTCTTCGCCAGGTTGTTGACAAGTATCTTGTACAAGATAGGAGTACAACACAGGTATATGAGACTCCTCAGCAGATGTATATGATGATCGCTGCTACTTTATTTGCTAACTATCCACAAGAAAATAGGATCAATTATGTCCGACGATACTACAACGCAATCAGCAGACACCGACTCAACATCCCAACGCCCGTTATGGCAGGTGTCAGAACGCCCATCCGTCAATTTGCATCTTGTGTTTTGGTTGATTCTGATGATACCCTCGATAGTATCTTTAGCTCTGATATGGCTATTGGGAAATACGTCGCACAACGTGCTGGTATCGGCATTAACGGAGGAAGAATCAGAGGAATCAACTCTAGAATCCGAGGTGGAGAGGTTCAGCACACAGGTGTTGTACCCTTCCTTAAAAAATTTGAGGCTACTGTCCGTTGCTGTACACAAAACGGGATCAGAGGCGGTTCAGCGACTGTCCACTTTCCGATCTGGCATCAGGAAATCCAAGACATCCTCGTCCTCAAAAACAACAAAGGAACAGAAGATAACCGTGTCAGAAAACTCGACTACTCCATCCAGTTAAGTAAGTTATTCTATGAAAGGTTTATCCAAAATCAGGAAGTCTCGTTATTTTCCCCTCATAATGTTCCTGGCCTTTATGAGAGTTATGGGACCCCTGAGTTTGATGACCTATATCGGAGTTACGAATTGGATGAATCAATCCCAAGAACAACAGTCAGTGCACAGGAACTGATTGGGGATTTACTAAAGGAGAGAGCAGAGACTGGTCGTATTTACATCATGAATATTGACCATTGTAACAGTCATTCTTCCTTCAAAGACAAGGTTACCATGAGTAACCTATGCCAAGAGATTACTTTACCTACTACACCTGTTCAACATATAGATGACCCTAATGGTGAGATAGCATTGTGTATTCTATCTGCTATTAACGTAGGTAAAGTAACTTCAGACAAAGAGTTGGAAGAGTTATGTGATCTATCTGTTCGTGCATTAGAAGAGATTATTGATTATCAGGAGTATCCTGTTGTTGCTGCTGAAAAATCTACGAAGAAGAGAAGATCACTAGGTATAGGGTTCATTGGATTAGCACATTATCTTGCTAAGTTAGGTCATGATTATGATTCACAAGAAGCATGGGACGCAGTGCATGGACTTGCTGAGTCATTCCAATACTATCTAATCAAGTCATCTAATGAGATTGCTAAAGAGAAAGGATGGTGTGAGAACTTTGGTAGAACTAAGTACTCAGATGGTATCCTACC